CAGATTATGGGCGTAGAGGTGATTTAAAAACCAAGTGGTCTAGACCTACGACTAATAAGAAAGGTGAGCGTACCTGGGCAAAGGGATCCCTACCCTCATCGTTGTCAGGCATGTTCGATATGAACAATGTCTACCAGGTAGCTGGGTTCTATGCTCTTAACGGTAAACAACCACCGTTCTTGGTCTACGCCAACGCTACTGACTACCGTGTGTTTGATAGCACCAACACGCCAGAGCTGCGTCCTGATTACCTAGATGACGTAGTGCAAGACATAGCACTGCAACACAAGATTACAGAAAACATATTACGTGCAGCTCAAACAAAAGAAGAGCTGCTTGGCCTGGTATCACCAGATTGGAATGCAATTTTTTGGCAAGAAAGCCCAGCGTATGTCCGCGAGGCAAAGCTACTATGGGGGATGGAATGAATTTAAGTAATAATGAAATTATATGTTTAATAATTGCTTTGTATTACTATGAACAAGAGTACGAAAGCCAGGAAAATGACGATATTGTTACAGAGGTTGTCGATCTTCGTGACAAATTAGAAGATTATCTTCTCCGCACACAAACTCCAGAATATGCAAAAGCATCAGCTGATTTTATGAAAACTCTTGCACAAATGATGGAAGAGAAAAAAATGCATAAGCGTATTGAGGAGATGCTGTCATGTATGAAATAAAACTGACAGACCTAGAAGTGCTTAGAATATTTCAGTTAGCGTACAAATATTATTACTTACAAAAACATGATCGGTCTTTGCTATGATAGAGATGCATGAATTTGTAGAACAACTGATTGAATATTATGATGCTTGGCCTCCAATACCAGTAGGATCTTCTAGCGTTACAGTGCCGCAAACCGCATTGGCTTTAAGAGCTGCACATTACTATGATTGCACACAAATTTCTGAATACGCATATGAAGCGACTTATAAAGAATACGAGGATCTGCATGTACCACCATCGGCAGACACTATATTGCCAAATCCAGCAGTAGGATTGTTTGTAGATTTAAATGACAGAACAGCAGCGGCACATTTTGCTGACGCAGACATACAACAAAAAAGATACAACTTGCTGCTGTTAATTCCTACAGCGAAAAAAATTAACGATGAACTACAGATTGAAACAGCACCTTTTGTAGATGGCAAACCAGTAACGCCTGGTGTGCCTTATCTAGACGGTGAAATAGTTTTGCCGCGATTATATTACAAAAATTTCGTTGTTGTGAGCTGCTATCTAAGCCCAAACACTATGCCACATGTAATTGGTACAATAGAGTGTACAACAGTTGCTGGCATCGATGTAAGTACATTTAATTTTGATGTTTCTAATTTAGAAGAACAAGATGACAGAAGAAACCAAGCTGATGCGGTGTGGCTTAGACATACTGCTACTTTTTTGCACTTAATAAATAAACCACGTTTTGTAAAACAAGCCTCACCATACACCAGGCAAAGGCGTAAAGGTTTTCATCGAGGCGGTGGGTTTGCTGTAGATGCGTGGCATCGAGTGTCATGGAACATCGACAAGCCAGTAGCAGCTAAAGAACCATACGACACCACGTTTCATAAGATGCCTTTGCACTTTAACAAAGGTCATTGGAAAAAAGCGAAAGAACATCATCCAAAATCAATACTACGAAACGGTGATTGGAAAACATGGATAGAAGGTTACTGGGCTGGGCATCCAGCGTTTGGTTTTAAAAAACAATATTGGAAGCCAACAAAGGGAGCTGCTTGATGAGCAACAAAGAAGCAATAGCTGCACTGGCATTAGCGCAGTCACAAATGAAAACACCGCACAAGGATGCAACTAATCCGCACTTTAGAAACAGGTACGCTAGCCTAAAGTCATGCATCAAAGCAATAAAGCCAGCTCTTAATGACAATGGCTTTGCACTTATCCAGGCTGCTGGCAAAGATGAAGAAGGTCATTACATGCAGACAACCTTTGAGCACACTAGTGGTGGGTTGTTTACAAGTAAGTTTTATTTGGAGCCGGAGAAGAAAGGTATGCAAGGGCTAGGATCCGCTGCTACCTACGCCAAGCGGTATGGCTTGCTAGGGCTTGCTGGTATCGAGCCGGACGAGGATGCTGATGATGATGGTAATGCAGCTGATGAGAAACCAGCAGCGCCAAAGCCACAGCCCAAACCACAGCTAAAGAAACCTGATCCAGAAGCAGAACACGATGCAGCTGTACGCGAGGAGCAAAACAGTGAGCCCAGTAGTTCACCACAACAGCTAAAAGAAGTAATTGAAAACAAAATTAAATTAGCAGCGGCTACCTGGCAGTTAAAAAAAATAACGCAAGAGCACGGCAAAGATTTCAATACTATTAAGCAACACGATGCAAAAATGGGTGCTGAACTCAACGCTTACTATAAAACTAGATTTGAACAAGTTAACACAGGGGAAAGATAATGGCACATTTTGGAAGAGCAACACAGCAATTTAGGCAACCTTTGGATACAGCTAAACAGTATCGGGTCAGTGCATGGCTAGGATTTAAAACAGCCTGGAATGATGACATCAAAAAGTTTGAGAGACAATCACCGCAAGAGATTAGCATATGTAGGAAGTTGTTTGAGGAGCTGGCACGGCATCCAGGGCTTCAGCTCAGTGTTAACATCGATGAACGGATGCATGGGATTGATGACGTTAAGCAGTTTCCGCGTGTAGCAACGATGACGCTTTACGTAGGCAACCCACCAACGCAAGGCTACCAGCAACCACAGCCGGAAGAAAAGCCTAAGTTTGACGATGATATTCCGTTTGGTAACAGTGATGATGCTGATGATGTATTTGTGGGGTTTGAGTAATGAGCGAGAAACATTTGTTGAGCGTAAGAGATGCTGCACAGTTTCTGTTTGGTGATTATGATAGATCACATCAGGATAAAACCAGGCGATTAATTAATCAGCTTAACGTAAAGAAAATTGTTATTGGGAAAAAAACATTCGTTGTTAGAAACGAGTTAGCTGACAAGCTGGAGATTAACTTGTCAGCTGAACCAAACGATAAAGTCGTGAAGCTAAAAGATCGCGGATAGTTTATCTAGAGCTTCTTCTTCTTTTACGTTCTGTGAGTTTATCTACAGCTTGATCATTGTCTTCATCATCTTCAAGCCAGTGACCGTATATATCTTCTGTTATACGGATACTTGCGTGACCCATGTAATTTTTGATACGCCATAAGTCATCACCGTATATCTGTAGAAGTACAGAGGCATAGTAATGTCTTAGGTCATGCCAGCGGATTGGTGCAACACCAGCTCGCTTACACGCTTCTCTAATACGCTTTAAATACTTTGCTGATGTAATTGGATGATTAAATTCAGTACCAAAAACAAGCCTGTTAGGATCGTTTGGTCTGCCTTGCTGGATGTACAACTCTTTTAGTTGGGCAAGCACATCGCGTGTAAGGGGGATGGTTCTTTTACCAGCTTTAGTTTTCGTACCACCAGCAGTAGTTGTTTTGTGCTTTAAAGCGCGATCAATAGTTACCTTGCATTTGTCAAAATTTATTTGACCCCAAGTAAGAGCACGTTGCTCGCCCTGACGCACACCAGTGTCTGCTGCAAAATTTGTTATTAGTTGCCAGCGAGGGTTCATGTTATCAATAATTGCTTCGATAACGTCATCCGCTATTCGCTCTGCTTTGTCTTTGCTTTTAGGTTTTTTCTCACCTTTGATCTCAACATCTTCTAATGGATTAGTGGTTCGACAGCTCTTGATAATACCAAATTTAATCATCTTACCAACACCACCTAAAATATTTGCAACAGTTTTTTTAGATCGGTTTATTTTTAATTGATCCATAATCTCATCTGCAACCATTCCAGCTGAAAGATCTGACACACGCATATCAGCGATTGGTTTACCATCAACAATACAATCCAAGAAGCACTCTACATATCGTACTTTCTCTTCGTAATAACTTTTTGATCGCTCACCAGCATGGTATTCTTTTTCAACAAACGAAATGTAGCTTTTGGCAAGCTCGTAAAAAGACCACTTCCAAGAATCAACTGAGCGAGAATGCACCGTTGTTTCTTTATTAAGATCGTCAATATATTTCTGTGCGTCCTCACGAGTTTGATGATAACTTTGTTTTCCATCAGCTAATACATATCTAGTATCAACTACCCAAGAAGCCCAACCCTTTTTAGCTCTGCTTTTTTGTCGTGTTAGTGAAGCTTGTAACATATCTATCTCCATATTTCTTGTCGCTATATGTCAAATATATATGATTTTATTAGACAAATTACAAGTGTTTCCCGTGACCCCCCCTCAACAAAAAGTGGCGTGGAAAGTGGCGTGGAGCACCCCAAAAGGGGTTAAGATATTGATTTATATAGGAAAGTAGTGGCGCGGTTGACGGGACTCGAACCTGACAAATACCTGTTTATATTGCATTTTTATACAGTTTTTGCAGTATTTCGTACCGCTTTGAGCATAGATGTGCATAGTCGTGAGTGGCGTAAAAGTGATGCCGCGCCACTAATTACGAATCAAAATCAGGCTCCGGTCTAGGCTTGGGCTTGGGCATCGAGGCCACTATATGTGACTGTTCACAACGCATCATAATTAGACCATAGCGCTCTTGCATCACGTCACGCAAATCAGTCTGTGTAACAGCCACACAATCGTCGTAACTCTCAAACATAAGGATGTGCTGATACGAGCTGTCTTGAATAGAATACGTGAGCCACAAGATCGTCCAGAACTTAATCATTTCTTTTTTGCGTTCATCATAGAGATCCGCTTGCCCTTACGAACAGCCTCAGATTTTGAGCTAGCTCCCCAGGCTTTCAGTGATTTTAAAAGCGGAGTATCTGTGCCATCTTTTTTCTTTGTAGGCCCAGGCATGTTGCCCATCCGCTGGAGAAAGGCAGCGCGTCTGCCTGAGTTACCAGTGCGTTCCGGTGGTCTAGACATTACGAACCCATCATTGATTTCTTCTTGGGTTTCTTTGCAGTCTTCTCAGCTTGTTTAAAATTGTCAGCTGTTGGAGCTCCAGCAGATCCAGGCTTCCGCATCTTTTCGCCAGAACCAGCTGCAATACGTTTACGCTTCTTGTGAATGTTCTCATACAATCCAGGCATTATGCGCTCCTATTCATCATTGATTTTTTTTTCGGTTGCTTCTTGAGCTCTGCAAAGTCAGCACCAGTAATCTTATCTTTCGGTGCAGCTGCTGATGCGATCTTCATTTGCTTCGGAGAAAGCTTCTTTGTCATTTTCATCCCTGGCATTTATTTACCCTTCCCATATCCGGACATTATTGTTTTCTTTGGCTTTGGTTTCTTTTTCATAGTCAGCTCCTTTATTGTAACCACTCATAGATTTTCTTAGTCTCTTTAGCTCGATGCTTCAGACCGTTGTATCCACCGTTTATGCGCTTAGTCAGACGTTTGATTGTGTCATCGTTCACGCCCTCATCGCAAATATCCCACAGCTTGTTTCTGTCAAAAAACCAGATTGCACTTTCCATAGAATAATCAGTCGCTACTAGGTCAGGGTTTGTCATCACATTTGGAAGGTTCATGTCGGCTGCAAACTGTGTGTAATTGTTCTTGCCAGTACACTGTAGGAAGCCCCTACCGCGCCATAAGTAGCCTTGCCCTTCGTTACCCATACGGTCACCGTACACGCGATCAGCGAGCGCCTGTGGGTTTCTAGCGCATGTCTCTGCATCACTCTCGCTGTCAAAGTATTTACCAAAAACTTTAAGAATAGATGCTGTAGAATAGTTTAGGTTTTCTTCTGTGTATTTAAACGTACCGCTTTCATGTACCAGCTGGCCTAAAAAGTGAGCTCCACGCTCTGCATTTAGGACGTAATGATTAGTAATAGCTTTCGCAGTCATTGGCCCAAACGCTCCATCTGCATGAGCCCCTATCTTTGATTGAAGCGCCTTTAGTGCATCACTCATCGTTCTTCTCCAGCGGTTTCATTCCCCATTGCCTGGTGTACCCAAACTCCTCATACGCAGCGGCCCATCTGTTTTCTGTAAATGTTGCAAATGAAATGAGCTTGTCAGTATCTGCATAGAGCTGATCAACCCACTCAGTGTTGTCTGCTACTTGCTTTTCTAGATGTTCTATCCGGTGAGCTTGTTTGCTTACCCAAAACGTACCAGCCACCACCTGGGCAATCATTGCTATCACAAGCGCTAGAGGAAGTTTAAGATCGCTCATTTTTTGCTTTCCAAATATAGACGTAAACAATTAACAAGAGTGTTCAGCGACACGGCACTAAACAGCATAACCCACTGCCACATCTCCATTTACTTTCTCCTAAAAAACTTTGTTGCTGACCTTACGGCAAAGCTACTAGCTACGATTACGCCTAACGTGTATTGATACCACTCAGGCATTTGCTCTAGCGCAGTAAAACCTTCTGCAACCACAGTGCGCCCCCACTCGCCAGTAAACACAAGTATCAATGGTATGCTAAAAAGGATTACTAGATACTCATCTTTCCATGAGTTCATAGTTCCTTGAGCCATAAGCTTTTCCCACTCGCTTTCGCTCATGGCTGCGTTTTTCATTACAGCTGCTTTCGCTTCAGCTTCAACTAATTTTAGGTTTGCATTAGCTGCTTGCGCTTGCGCTTTGCCTTTTAACCAGCCACCAGCTAATTCACTTAGTGGCGCTATCAGTGATTGGAGCACTTTGTATACCTCCTCGATCTGTCTTAGCTTCTTTGCCTAACCACAACGCAAAGCTTGCAGAGAGCATTGCTGTAACTAAGCTTACGAATGCTGACTGTTGTGTTGTCGGATCTTCTAGCGTCATAAACCAAAGACATACTTTCCAGGTCAGTATGATCTGACACAAGAATGCAAGCCTTGGAAGTAGTTTAAGTTCATCTAGATAACTAGCTGTTAATGCTACCATTTCTTTTCCTCGCCATCCGTAGTGCTATAGACCTCTCGCGTGTTATGCAGAGGACGAAACCATTCTCATCGTAAAGAATGAATTTGTTTTTCCATTCGCGTAAAATCACCGCTCAATTTTAATACATACAACTTTAGAATTATTGTTTGTAACCAATACCTTGGCCTTCGACATTGAAGTTTTACATGCTTCTTCATTGCTATAGCTACCAACGTGGTAATGATCGAATGTGCCAGAGACTAATTGCAGCCAGAGTAATACCCACATTACCAGCGCCCCTGATATAAACCGACACCGTAAATCATGCCACCAAGCAATGCACCGCCCAGTATGAGACAACCTAATGTAGCACCTAACGTAATGAGCTTTTCTAAAGCTTCTTGCTTTTTGTATAGTTGCTCTTTGCGCTGCTTACGAATTTGACCTTCTATCTTCTTTAATTCTTTAACGTAGCTTGGCCCCCAATGTGCACTCAAAAAAGAATATAATTCCTCGCGCATATGGTCTGCTTTTGTTTTGGCCTCGAACACAGCCAGTGCTTCTGCTTCGACAGAGCCAGACATTTTTTTCCACCAGGGAATATTATTCTGTTTATGCTTTTGTTCTATGTGATTGAGATCTGACATTGCAGATCCCCACTTTGCGAGCTGGCCCACACAATCTTGCATTTCACGCCCAGCGTTTACAGCTTTCTTAATATAACCCACAGCAGAAGAGGCCGCTGAAAGAGCAGCAGTTACGGTAATAGGATCCATGTGGGTGTGCCTTGGTGAACTAGCCTAGGAAGTTCATGCGTAGTAAGAGCAACAGGCTTGCTCCGGTGATTGCGATAAGTATCATCTCTAATCTACGAATTCTTGCGTAGAGCTCTTTAAGAGAAATCTTCATAGTAGTCTTTATTTCGACTACATCTTTTTCCATGCCATCAATACGAGCATGTGCCTGGTTAAGTGTACGTGTTCGTTTGTCCATTACTCACTCCTCACGGTGCTACAGGCCAATCGGCATCTTCCAAGTTAGGCCATTCATCAAGATCCGTAATCCCACGCAACTCAGATCTATAAACCGCCCAGCTTGTTTTAACATCGTTAGCTAATGGACTGTCATTAACCTGTGTCCAATCGCTATCAACTAATAGCTTATTACGTGTAGTTCTGTGACTTTCGGCTGTACTCGCATCTAGTGTGGCCTGATACGCAGCTTCATGTTCTGCCTTTGTTGTCTTCTTGCCGTCGTCATCCGTAGTGTCAGAGAACATGTCACGAGCTACAAAGCGCTGCACCCAATCACCGTTTGCGTTTTGCTCAACGCCATCCCTTGCGCTGTACTGATATGCACTAGTTGTAGCGGCAGGGCTTGCCAGTACTGGGTCAATGTTCATTGCGTCACAGACGTTGCTAGTCCAGACACGAGGCAGAGACATATTAGGAAATGCTGCTCTCCATTCGCCTTGTGTTTTAACTTCGCCCGTTGTTCGTTCTCGATATTCTGACATTAGTTGATACTCCTTTCGTCAGTTGATTTGTTATGCGATTGCGTAGAAGATGTATGATTGAGAAGACTGGTTGATATGACCAGTTACACTAAATCCACTGCTTTGTGGATCAATCCAGTCGTCACTAGCACTTTCTGCTGCGTTTGTATTAAGTTCAAGCAATGAGTCATTGTCATTTGTAATACCTCTTTGTGTGTCAAAAAGATACCACTCACCACTTCCATCATAACGTTTAATTAACACAAACCTAGCGCCATTACTAAATCCACAATCAATAGTTTGACTAGAACCATTCCCATTATAACTTCCCACCTTGGAAACTCCTGGTGCGGATGCGAACAGGTAGGCTATGTAGGTAACTCCTGAGCCATTTGTACCTCCCCCACTTTTAACACTAAATACAGAAGCAGTTGGGG